GAATATAAAGATCAAGTTAGAATATTAAAAGGTCAAATATCAGAACTTGAAGATTCAAATAAATCTAAAGATTCAGCAAACAAAAGGTGTTTGCAAAAACTAGAGTTTTGTACTAAAGATTTAGATGATGCTTTATCTAAAATTAAAAAGTTAGAAGAAGAAAACAAAGATTAATATGCTGCCATACAATTTATTATTTAAGATAGGATCTAAAGCTGTAGGAAGTTTTATGACTAAACGAGCAGAAAAAAGTGAACGTAAGCATCAAATAGCTTTACAAGAAATGCAAACCGGTAACGAAAGAGCTAAAAGAAATGGCTCACTAATTTTAGATTTAGTATTAGGTGCATTTATATTAGCACCATTAGGTATACTAGCTTATGCTACATTTTATGGTGATATGACTATGTTAAAAAAAGTAGAGTTTTATTTTGAACAACTAAAAAATATTCCAGAAGTATATCTATATTTAATTTTTATAGTAGTTGGCGGAAACTATGGAATATCTGTTACTAATTTGTTAAGCAATAAAAAGTTTAAAAAATAATGAGCATAGCAAATTTTGATCCAAGACTTATTACTCAATATAATGAGCCAAGATTTTTAATTCATTTTCAATGGGGAAATTCTGAAAAAGTATATAGATATGCTTTAGTTGAATCAATAGAGGTATCTAAAATTGATCAATATACAAAACAAAAAAAAGATGAAATAGGATTAAGCCAAAAAGAAATATGGGAAAAAAAATATAAATGAAGAATATATCTACATCATACTCACAGCAATACAGTAAAAAAACAAGTATGTTATCTCAACAAACTGGTAAAAAAAAAAAGAAGAAACCTAAATATAAAAAGAAAAAATAATGGCTCGTATTAAATTTGTACACTTTGTACCAAGAGATAAGCCACCTAAAAGACCTAGAAGGCATAAAAAAAAACTTAACAAATCCGAGAAAAGAAGCTACAAGAAATATCATAGACAAGGTAGATAATATCTTATATTAGAACATCATAGGAGATAAATATGATTGATGAAATTAGAGATATGATCAAACATTATTTGCAAGATCATAAAAAAGCAGTTATCGTTATTGGTATTGTATTAGTTATAGCATACATATTGTAGGTTTTTGTGAATGGATTTAGCAGCTTTACTTAAAAAAAATATAGTAATGATACCTGTGGTTGCGTCTGTTTTAGTTGGAACATTTACAGGTGTTAAATATATTGTTAATTTAACAGACACCATTAACGAAAACAAAGCACAAATTGAAAGTTTATCAAGAGATATGGGTGTTCTTACAGACAAAGTAAATCTTATAACAGGTAAATTAGAACGAGCAGAAGGTACATGGGAAATGGCTGAAAACTTGTACGAGTTGTTGGCTAATCGTGTTAATGAAATGGAATGGGATATTAAAGATTTAAACAGGGAAATAAATTATTAGGATGAATTATGGAGTATTGCAGGATGGACTACAGATTTACAGCAATACTTATAATTATGCTATGCCTATTAACTATCTTTGCTGGACCTGCTTATCCTAGAAACGAATATCTTAATGACGGTAGCACTAGATGTGGTGAAGTAGATTTATCTGTATCTAATCGTGATTACGAATACGATAATTACGATCGTAGTTGGAATGAAAGTAACTCTCAAGAATTAAGATTATCATTTAGAAAATATTTAGGCACAGATTGTAAAACATCAAAAGAAAATGCAGCCATTAAACAACAACTTGAGTTGATGAAAATGTGCAACAAAGTAAATAGAAATCCAAGCCTTGCACTTAATGAAAACTTTGCTTTATTAGTATCAAAATGTAGAGGTGTTGTGCCAACAAATATAGAAGAAGAAAGACCTGTTAAGAAAAATTTATGGAAAGATTTAAAAAAAGAGTATATAGAAAAAAATCCAGATGCTAAAACTATGGATAATACTAAATTAAAAATGCCACCAAAAGATTATAAATTACCAGTACCTACAAATGATTGATAGATTTTTATATTGGTTTTTTGGAAAAATAGATGATTTATGTGAATTAATAAATAAATTATCTGCACCACGTTGCAAATGTAAAAGAAAGAAAAAAGATGCCTAGACCTGTACGCAAATGGATAGTAAGATTAAGAATGTGGTATGCTAACATAAGAGGTCATCATGGCAAGAAATGGAATTATGAATCTTCAGATCACTACATGAAAGGAAGGAAATGAAAGTATCAGAAAAAACAAATGTAAGTATGCCAATAAAAAATATGATTGGTATAGTTGTTGCTGTTGCTATGGGTGTGTTTGCATACACAGAAGTTACTGCCAGACTTACATCCCTTGAGACATCAAGAGAATTATTCCAAGCTGATCTACTTAAAAAATCTGAACAATTACCAACCGATCAAGAGCAGTTTATGTTGCTTGAAGATTTATATAAAACAGTTGAGAAAATTGAAAAAAGAATAGAAGATATGATGCACAACAAAGTTAATATAGAATTTGTAACTAAACAATTAGAGAAAGCATTAAAAGATATTGAAAATTTAAAAGATAAAGTTAGAGCAAATGGTAATGGACATGGTTGAAACAGTAATAGCATTATTGATGATAGTAAACCATGAGATTAAAGAACATAGAATACAACCTTCTATGTCTGATTGTTTAAAAGGTAAAAGGATTGCTATGCGTACTAATACTGGTAATAGTGTAGAATATAAATGTATTAAATCAAAAGCAGAGATAGAAGTTTACATGGGTGAAAGATCAATTAAAAAACTTATATTAGAATAATGGCTATTAGAAAAACAACAAAAGGTAAAGACGCAAACTACAGACCTACAAAAAAAGGTGCTGGTATGACAGCCAAAGGTGTTGCAAGATATAGAAGAGCTAATCCCGGATCAAAATTAAAAACAGCAGTAACTGGTAAAGTTAAGCCGGGATCTAAAGATGCTAAAAGAAGAAAAAGTTATTGTGCAAGATCAGCTGGACAACTTAGAAGATCATCAGCTAAAACAAGAAATGATCCTAACTCAAGAATAAGACAGGCAAGAAGAAGGTGGAAGTGCCGATAAGAAAGGCGACTATTTCTAGCCGCCTTAAATTTTTATTTAACTTACTCTTGTCCTAAACCTTCAAAGTCCTGACTACTAAACACTTGAAGATTGCCTTTAGACGGCTTGATTTGATCTTTCGCGTTTAGCGAGTGATGCTCAATAGTAAAACGATCTGCTTTTACTGTCATGATGTTATTACTATCGGGTCTACCATCTTTAAAAGGGACACAAGAAACAGTAACATATTTTTCTTGATACGTTTCTGATCTCTTATCTTTATCCGTCCAAATTTCCATCATTATGAACGGGTACTTTTTTTCTTCTTTCATGTTTCCTCCTTTCTGTTTTTTTGTTGTCATAATATCAGTATATACGATTTGGATACATAAGTCAATATCTAATTTGGATACATAGTGTCGCACCTAGTTGTTGTAATTATGTTACACTTGTTGTAATTATGTTACACTTGTTGTAATTATGTTACACTTGTTGTAAAATTACAACAGTTGCAAAAATACAACATTGTTGTAAAATTATCACAATGAAAAAAAAGAAAACATGGGTAAGACCAAAAAATCAATCTTTAATTTGTGGTTATTGTGAGACTTGCAATAGACAACTTATGAGTGATGAAGGTGGTTGGATAATTACAGCTAGTAAACGATATTTTTGCCATGATGGTAAAGATGGTAGTTGTTTTGACAACTTTTGTGTGATACAACTTAAAAAACAAAAGGAAAATAATTATGTATGGTAAGTCAAAAGGTAAAAGCAAACTAACAGCAAAACAAAAAACTTTGCCTTCAGCTTTAAAGAAAAAAATAATGAGTTCTAAATCAAAAAAGAAAGGTAAAAAATAATGGCTAAACGTGGATTATATAGTAACATCCATGCTAAACGTAAACGTATCGCTGCAGGTAGTGGTGAGAAAATGCGTAAAGCAGGACAAAAAGGTAGACCAACTGCCAAACAATTTAAGAGAGCTGCTAAAACTGCTAAAAAATAAATATTTTTTTTAATTTTAAATAACAATCAGCACAAAAATATATTTTATTTTCTATAATCACAGCAGTTCTTTTGCATTTAAAACATTTGTGTTTATTCATTAAAAATTAGTTTCTTTTAATTCTGTAAACTCTTGCCAGATGGTTTGACCAGCATCCCAAAATCTTCGCTTGTCTTTTTTCATTTCTATTGAATGTAAAACTGTGGTATGGTCCTGTCCGAAATATCTACCTATATCTGTAAGGTTCATATTATATTTTTCATATAAGATGTTGTGAATAATATTTCTTGCTCTAACTATATCTTGTGTTCTAACTTTAGCCATTAAACTTTTTTTGTGTACTTCATAACGAACACAAACTCTATTAATAATACTTTCAATAATTCTTGTACTAGGTTTTGCAAATGAATAGCTAACAATTCTTCTTGGCTTATAAAACTCTGGACTTCTTTTTTTACAATGTATCTTGGCTAACTTATAACCATTTTTAAATGCGTTCTTGTATATTTTTTTTTCTTTAAAAGTTAAATCACGATAGTGTCCTGCTTTCATAGCAAGTTTTATCTCTGTAAACACTTTATTTTTAGTCATAAATCCCCTACGTTTTCCTTCAGTTTTTTTTAATGATCAACTAATGACTAAATAGATGTCATTAATCGTTCTTTTGTCTGCTCTATTTTCCAAAGCAATCTATAAGAATCTTTTTGATACTTATTTACTTTTTGCTTTGCTTCTAGGTACTTCTCGTGTTTCTTCTGTTGAAGATCCCTGTACCTTTGCAGACGAGTTTTTATCTCGTTCATCCTTATCCTTTGTTACTCTTGTAAAGTCGATTCTTAAATTATCAACCTTACATTCTACAGGTTCTCCATTATTGGACACATCTGCAGCCTTCTCTACATCATTAAATAGTTCTGTAAGTACAAAATTACATTCACCATTAATAATTCTTCTATATTTAACCATTTTTATCCTTTTTGGCAACCTCTTTTTTGTGTATTTCTTTGGTCATCTTGTTATATATACTTAAATCTGTATAATTATCGGCTTTAAAATTTCGTGTTGATCTATATAATTTTAATGCCATCATTAATTGACCTACTTGATGTGGTTTAATTCTTGTTCTTAAATTACCTGCAAGTATAATCGTAAACATTTCGGCTAACATAATAAAGTTTTCTTGATAACTACCATAATCTTTTTGGCGATCATCAATAATCTTTTTTTCTATTTCTTGATCTATATCTGTTATTTTTTTATCCATATAATTTGAGGGTCTTGGGGAAGAAAACTACCGAAAGGGAACTAGAAAGAAAAACTCCCCCAAGACTAAATATATAAGTTAATTAAAACTTATATTGTGGTTTATTACCATAACTAGGTTTGCTTTGAAACCCTTTATTTTGTGGTGCTGAAGGCTTATCATCACCAGAACTAGGTGGTGTCATTTTGATTGTAATACCGGTTATATTACCTTGTTCATCTAACTCATTCCATCCAGCTTGATTGTGCCAAACGTCTCCTATTTTAACACCAATAGTCCATTTTTTACCTTCTGGTGCTTTTAGATTTGGTGGTGCTACCCAATCTGGTTGGTTCTCTGCGTTCTTGTTTTGGTTTCTAACCAAGTTACACCATACTACATCTTCACTCATGTTTACTCCTTTGTTATTGTTAGCTTTTACTAACCCTTGTTTAGTTGTGTCTCACGAGTTTCAGCAATGTCTGTAACTTGTCTGTATGCTCGTAAGTTGTTTCT